ACGTCTGGCTAAAGAAGCACAAGAAGCAGAATTATTGCTAGGAAACAAACGTAAAATAGATGAATTCCTGGTTCCCGCTAAAGATATTCCTGTCACAGATGTGGTTTTCCGCGTGATGACTTGGGCGCACATACCAATTGACGAAGCTAAACAGAAAAAAGCCGACGCCAAAGCGCAAGAAGAGTATGATGCCGACGAAGATAATTTTGAAACAGAGTATGATGAACCTGTAGTGGTCAAGGGTGCTACTAAGTACACTAAAGTTAATTTTCCTCCTTTTCAACATTATTCTGTAACAGAAGAATTAACTCCTGTATGCGTGGGTAAAAGCCACTGGAAAGGTGATTTAGAAAAAGGTAAATTTAGCAAAGATCACGGCACCATGACTGCTAAACTAGCTCATATGTTTATCAAACTGTGCGAACGTTATGCTACTAGATCAAATTGGCGCGGGTATACTTATAATGACGAAATGCGTAGCCAAGCATTGTTACAATTAAGCCAAATTGGCCTACAATTTGATGAAGCTAAATCACAAAATCCATTTGCCTATTACACGGCAGCTATCACTAATAGCTTTACACGTGTTCTAAACATCGAAAAACGTAATCAAAATATCCGTGATGACATCTTAGAGATGAACAATTATTCACCAAGCTACACACGCCAAGGCGACTGGGGTGCTGGTGGTGGACACTACGAGGAATAATTGGCAATATAAGATTTGCACTTTACTTTTAACTTGCGTATAATATAACTATGGCTAATCTATTTAAAAAAGTCGCCGTTTTAACGGATATCCACTTCGGCCTTAAAAGCAACAGCAGCACACACAACGACGATTGTCTCAACTTTGTCAAATGGTTTATAGAAACCGCCAAAGCAGAGGGCTGTGAAACTTGCGTAATGTCGGGAGATTGGCACAACAATCGTGCGGCGATCAACATAGTCACACTGAATTATAGTCTTACTGCCTTAGAGTTATTGGGCAAGGCCTTTGATCGTGTGTTCTTTATTCCGGGCAATCACGATTTATACTACAGAGATAAACGTGACATACAGTCAGCTGAGTGGGCCAGACATATACCAAACATTGAGATTATCAACGACTTCTACAAAGAAGGTGATGTTAGTATCGTTCCTTGGCTAGTTGGTGATGATCATAAAAAACTAGGAAAGATTGAAGCCAAATATATGTTTGGGCATTTGGAACTTCCACACTTCTATATGAATGCCATGGTAGCCATGCCAGACACTGGTGAAATCAAAGAAGGTGCGTTCAATGGTGTAGAACGAGTATTTTCTGGGCACTTCCATAAACGTCAGACACGTGGTAATATTACCTATGTAGGAAATGTGTTTCCACACAATTATGCTGATGCTGGAGATGATGATCGTGGTATGATGATATTAGAGTGGGGTCAAGACCCTGTGTTCCATAGTTGGCCAGGGCAGCCTAGATATCGTGTGTTGAATCTTAGTGACGTGCTTAGAACTCCAGAAGCACTGCTACTACCAAACATGCACTGTCGTGTTAATCTAGACATTGACATTACCTACGAAGAAGCTACATTTATCAAAGAAACATTCGTAGGCACATATAGTTTACGTGAACTTACCTTGTTACCAGTTAAGAACGCAGATATCGGACAAGACATTATCTTAGGTAACATACAGTTTGAAAGCATTGACACTATCGTAACAAATAATTTGACTAATATTGCTAGCGATCATTATGATCCTAATTTATTATTAGATATCTATAGGCACTTATAATGCCATTTTTATTTGTGGACTATGATCCGGGTGCAGGGGGTGAGTTTTTCTGTGAGCAGTTAAGTCAATCAAAACAGTGTGTTAAATTACCTTCTAAAAAATACGAATTCGAACGTACTAAAGTTTTTGATAGATTTGATCAAGAGTTTTTAAAACCAAACACACCAGAACCAAAATTTTTATCAGCGGCCGATGGATTATACGATATTGTTCCAACCCACAGACTCTGCGAGCTAGCTAAAAAATTACTAGGCGAAATACGAACTATTCGTATTGCATCTCCTAATATTGAAGATAATGTGTGGAGATTTTTAAAATATCAGCAAAGACATAAAATTTTCCTCAGCAAATTATCACCTGAATTATTTCTAGGTGAGATTAAAATGTTAACTAGAATCGCTACTAATACAAATTTTTTAAAACAAGTTCATAGTAAAATGGATTGGTTAGAAATAAAGCTACTATCCATGGGTGTCTCTAATACAAATGAAAATAGAGACAATTTTATTTCTAAGAATCTAGTGCTAGAGATTGAGCCAAATTTTGATTACGATTTAATTATACCTTATAGCGACTTGTTTTTTAATGTAGATAAAGTTAAACAAGATATTTTAGATACATTTGGTATTGAAATTACGGAACCGTGGTTAGACACTTATCAAAAAAATTATGAAGCATGGCTTTCCTCGACTTGATTTAATGATTGCATACTCCTGCAATATTGCCTGCGCAGGTTGCATCAGTATCAGTGATCGCAAAAGAGATGGTGTTGCCAGCCTTGATGATATTTCTGCTTGGTCTACTAAATGGAAAGACTACATCGACCCCGAGGTTATAACTGTGTTTGGTGGTGAACCTTGCCTACATCCAAAACTTATAGCTGCCTGCCAGCGCATTCGATCAGCATGGCCCAACAGTGTGATTAGACTAATCACCAATGGATATCTACTAGATAATTTTGATCCTAGCGATTGGTTTACTCTAGGCAAATTTGAAATGCAGATTAGCCTACATCGTCAAGATCATAGATCAATTATTGACTCAGCAATAAAAAATATTTTATTACAACGGTCTGATTGGAAAACCACTGCGTATGGTGGGATTGATCATAAACAAATTGCCTGGACCAGTGGTAGCGTTACTATATATAAAAGTATGTTTAAAGATTTTGTAGTACCGTATAAAGATGATATCAAACCATGGTACAGCGATCCAGCAGAGGCACATAAAATTTGTGGTAGTCCTAGCACACCAATTTTATACAAAGGTTTATTATATAAGTGTCCAGCTGTGGCTAATGCTATAGATATATCCGGCGAAAATTGGTTTGATTATCATGCGTATGATGTTACAGATGATCTGACAGAATTTATTAATAATATCGGTCGACCAGAAACAGTATGTGGACAATGCCCAGATCAACAACAGGCAGTGATTATCAATCACTTTGATATAAAAAATGTTAAAACAAAAAATATTAATTAGTGGCTGCGGACTTAGTTGGAATGGTCAGGAACGCAAGGTCTGGACCAACATTCTAAAAGTTGCAGGTGCCGATATCATCGATGTTAGTGGACCTGCTGTTAGTAATCAATGGATACTAGATCGTGCTTTTATTGCCTTGTTAAATGACAGTGCCATCACTGATGCTGTTATACAATTGACTAGTTTGGGTAAATTGGATGTTGAAGTCAACACAGTGCGTGAATTATCTTTAGTTAAATCTGATTCTATTAGAAATTTTACCTATCAAGAAATTTGGCCTAGTAGTGTTAGTCAAGAACATCTGAGTAAAAAGCTATGGTATGAGTATTTGTACAGTCCAAAATTAGAACAACAAGAATTGTTTTGTAAAATTATGTTGATCGATAATTGGTGCGATACACACAACATAAAATTAACTATTATGCAGGGATACAGTATTCCGTGGAGTCCAGAACAGTTAAAAGAATTAAAAGATATAGTGTATAATTTAGACAAAAGTATCTATGAAGAATATGAAGAGTCCGAATATTTTAAAAAAGATAATAATACAGAATTAAACACTGTTCCCGGATTAGGATTTCAATTTTATTTGGCAAATAAATTAGGTACATTCTTGGTTCCGGATCTAATAGATAAAATAAATCAGATATATAATCAAGTTAAAAAGGCCAATGATGATCTATAATACTTTTAAAAAATTTAATACTCATGGTAAATTAAGAACTGTGGTCTTGGGATCTTACTTCTTTCCTGAGTATTTTTCTAAAATTAAAAATCCTAGAGTTAGGGAGCCTCTAATGCGCATGGCTGAAGAAATCAATGACGACCTTGATAAATTTCAGCAGATATTAGAAAATTTTGGAGTAGCAGTAATACGTGCCACACAACCAACAGGATACTTTGATCAATTGAACATATATCGACCACCTTTGCAGGTTAGAAACACTCATGCAGTAATCGGAGATTACATGTATCAATTTAACCCAGACTGGCATGATCCAATCGATCCTGTGTTAAGAAACTATTGCCCTAATATAATTAACTTGGAAAAAGACAATACAGATTTCTATCTAGCGTCGATGGAGATTGCCAAGGAAAATTATAATCCTGGAAGGAATATTTGGTATAGTCGAGACAAATACAATGAGTTGGTTGGTAGTGATTGGCCATCATATGATAACTTCGTTAAAGGTATCGAATCATCGTTACCTGAAATCAGGGAAGAAATGATATCATTTAAGTCAGTACTAGAATATGAAACTAAAGAGTTGGCTCCGTTACAAGGACCAAATGTAATCAACACTGAAGATTTTATCTGTGTTGACGCCAATGAATATTGTGATTATGAAAGTTGGTTACGAGGCTATACTAAAGATCCTAGGCCTATAAAACAGTTTACCAGCAAAGCAGGACATGTCGATGGGTGTTTTGCGGTACTAGGTAATAAAACTATACTAGGTATTGACCCGTTAATCGATTATGCTAGATTTTTTCCTGGGTACACAGTAGTACGGGTTCCGCCAGAAAGTTATCAACACCAAATACATGAATTTAAACTGATGAAGGAAAAAGCCAACGGAGCATGGTGGTTAGCTGGTGAAGAACACAACGAAGAATTCATCGATTATGTCGAAACGCATCTTAAGAGTTGGGTTGGGTATGTAGCCGAAAGTGTGTTTGATGTAAACGTATTAGCCTTAGACGAGCACACTATTTGTGTGAGTAATATTACCGAAGACATACAAAAACAATTGAGTTCTAGAGGAATAGAATGTATACTAGTACCATGGCGCCATAGATTTTTTGTTGATGGCGGGCTTCATTGTATAACTTTGGATTTATATAGAGACTAATGTTTAAAATAAAATATCTCACAGTTAAAAACTTTATGAGTGTGGGTAACAGCACACAGGCTGTTAACTTTGACCGCAAAGACTTAACATTGGTCTTAGGTGAAAATATCGACCTAGGTGGTGATGACACTGGTGCACGTAATGGTACAGGTAAAACCACTATCATTAATGCACTGTCGTATGCCTTATATGGTCAGGCACTGACTAACATACGTAAAGACAATTTGGTTAACAAGACTAATCAAAAGGCCATGCTGGTCACTATTGACTTTGAAGTTAATGGTGTTGACTATAAGATCGAGCGTGGCCGTAAACCAAATGTGCTTAAATTCTACATAGGTGATCAAGAACAAGAAGCTAAAGACGATAACAGCCAAGGCGATAGTCGTGAGACACAGCAGGAGATTGAACGCCTGTTAGGTATGAGTCATGACATGTTCAAACATATCGTGGCCTTGAACACCTACACTGAACCATTTCTTGCACTGAAACCCAATGACCAACGCACTATCATCGAACAACTGTTAGGTATTACCTTATTAAGTGAGAAAGCCGAAGCACTTAAAGAGCAGAGTAAGGCCACAAGGGACGCCATCCAACAGGAAGAGTTCAAGATCAAAGCAGTGCAAGATGCTAATAAAAAGATCGAAGAACAGATCGAGTCATTACAACGTCGACAGATGTTATGGCTAACTAAACACAAAGATGATGTAGCTAAATTACAGTCAGCTCTAGATGAATTGCTTAAATTAGATATCGATGCTGAAATCGCTGCACACAAAGAACTGTCTGCGTATGATCAAAAACGCAGAGACATCGCAGAACTAAACAAAGCTATAGCACGTGCAGAACAAGATCAAAGTAGAGAAGAAAAGACTATTGAGAAATTAAAGAAAGAGATAGAGGATCTCAAAGCACACAAATGCTATGCTTGTGGACAGGATCTACATGATGAGAAGCATGAAGAAGTTTTGGTTGGTAAAGAAACGGCTCTGCAAGAAGCCGCACAGCAATATCTAACTACCAACGGACAATGGATAGAACTAACAGGTGCCTTAAAAGAAATTGGCGAGCTTGGCGTCCAACCTAAAGTCTATTATGACAAAGAAGAAGACGCCATCCATCATCGCAGTTCCTTGGCTAGTTTGCAAACACAGATCGAAACTAAATCTGTAGAAGAGGACCCATATAAGGAACAGATTGAAGAAATGCGACAAACAGCATTGGCTGAATTTGATTACAGTGTCATGAATGAACTTGTGCGGGTCAAAGAACACCAAGAATTCTTATACAAACTATTAACTAACAAAGACAGTTATATACGTAAACGTATCATCGATCAAAACTTGAGCTACTTGAACGCTCGACTAAGTCAATATCTTGACCGTATTGGCTTACCCCATACTGTGGTGTTTATGAATGATCTAAGTGTCAACATCACTGAACTAGGCCGTGAACTAGACTTTGATAATTTATCACGTGGTGAGCGCAATAGATTAATACTTTCACTGTCATGGGCCTTCCGTGATGTGTGGGAGTCATTATATCAACCAATCAACTTGTTGTTTATCGATGAATTGATTGACAGTGGTATGGATGCTAGTGGCGTTGAGAACGCTATGGCTATTCTTAAGAAGATGAGTCGTGATGCGCACAAATCAATTTGGCTAGTATCGCATAGAGATGAACTAGGTGGGCGTGTAAACAATGTATTAACTGTGGTTAAAGAAAACGGCTTTACTAGTTATAATACCGATGTTGAAATTAGCTGATCAAGATATTAAAATTTTACATCTAGAACCAACAGATGCTTGTAATGCCGCCTGTCCGCAATGTGCAAGAGAAACTGACAGTAATTTTGACAAGAATACTGTGCATCAATTGAGTGTAGAACAAATAACACAGTTAATAGATGATAATTTGATAGGCAAGTTAGACAAAATGTTTATGTGTGGAACTTATGGGGATCCGGCTGCAGGAAAAAGTACTCTAGATATCTACAGATACTTTAGAGAAATAAATCCCACTATAACACTAGGCATGAATACCAATGGTGGTCTGCGTGATGTCAATTGGTGGACACAGCTAGCCGGTTTACTGAATCAGACCAAAGATTATGTTGTGTTTAGCATAGACGGGTTATCAGATACCAATCATATCTATAGGGCAAATGTCAACTGGAACAAAGTGATAGAAAATGCCAAGGCATTTATAGATGCCGGAGGTTCAGCTCATTGGGACATGTTGGTGTTTGATCATAATAACCATCAGGTTGATCAGGCAGAAAGTCTGGCTAAAAAAATGGGTTTTAAATGGTTCCGTGCTAAAGTTAGTAAAAGATTTAACTCACACCCTGTGGATTTTTTAAATCCACCAAAAGGTTGGCGAGATCCCATAGTGACCGAAGGTAAAATTAGTTGTCAAGCATTAATCGAATCTAGTGTTTACATATCAGCTAAAGGTATTATCCATCCTTGCTGTTGGGTAGGATCCATCAAAACAGCAACATTAGATCAATTTTCATTTATACAAGACTCTTGGACGACTGAGCAACCTTATGAGATTTGTAAAAATACCTGTACAAAAAATGTATCTGGCACTAGTTTTACTAATCAATGGCAAAGAGAAATAGAATTTCAATAATTAACATCTGAGAGACAACATATACTATATATTATAGTCATTAACACAAAGGAATTATAACCATGGCAGGCCCAACAGGTAGAGTACACCCAGGTAAACGCAAAGCGAATCCAATGTTAACTAAAAATGGTAAACCTAGACTAGGGCCATTGAATATCGCACAATTAACAACATTATTAGAAAAAACGCAACAAAAGAAAAACAAGGCAAAGATCGCTAGAGAAATCGCTAGACGTCAGGCCTTATTGGCAGTATAATTTTTAAAAAGGAAACTAAAATGGCAACAACACATGAACAAATCGTAGCGGCATATGAAGCATATCTAGCAGAAAATGAAAAATTTGAAGGCAAAGGTGTAGGCGCAGCAGGCACACGTGCTCGTGGTGCATTAGGTGATTTAGGTAAGTTATCCAAAGCTCGTCGCGCAGAAATCCAAGAGAAGAAAAATGCTGCTAAGGCTGCAAAATAAATAACACTATGTCATATGAATATCCTTGGATTTACAATGGTAAAACGTTTGATTCTGAGGATATTCAAGACAACTATGGCTTTATCTACAGAATAACTAATATCACTAATGGCTACGATTACGTAGGCCGCAAATATTTTACTACAGTCAAAAAGAGACCACCTCTAAAAGGCAAGAAAAACAAGCGCAGGGAAACAGTCGAAACTGATTGGAAAGAATACTGGGGCAGTAGTCCCAGATTACAAGCAGACATAGACACACTAGGCAAGGATAAGTTCACACGCGAAATCATACACTTATGTAAGTCACGTGGCGAAACTAATTACATGGAAGCCTATTACCAATTTACTGAAGGCGTGCTGTTGAGAGAAGACAACTACAACGGCATTATACAGATCAAACTAGGTAAGAATTCCGTTAAAGACTTAAAGTTTACAAAATAACAGTCAATGATGCAGATGTATTTCTGTGTCCTGAGGAGATGGTAGGTTATGCCTACTTGGAACAGATAGAGAAGACTATCTACAGGACGACACGGCATTCTATAGGTGTAAAAACCAAAAGATTCAGGCTCTGAAACAAACCAACCTGAGAGCAAAAACATAGTTGGCTAACTACGGCTATGTGAGCTACCGCCAGATAAATCTAGAGTAGGGGGTACCGGCTGACCGCCTCCGTGCAAGTGAATGCAATCTCTTTTAGTTAGTGTGGTGCTGTACTCGGATGATGCGGCAGTTACAATTTGCCTCGGATAGGTAAATTGTGGCTGATATCTGGATGATACAGCAAGAACACACAGTATACATTCTAATTTAGATTAGAAGAAAAAGCATTGAGCGATAGCGATAATGCAGATGTCGCAGACATCTTAAAACAAAGAGAATAAAAAAGCGTGATAAATGAATTACCACGCTTTGTGTCTTACCAAAAAGAACTTATTTGTTCTTCCAAATAGAATACAGTACCCATACTGCCACTAAACCAACAACACCTTCACCGCCTAATGTTTTAACGATTCCAGTAACGTTACCAATAACGTCTACTGCTGGTAGGAATGGTAATGCTGCGCCTTTGAGTAACACTTCTAATACGATTAGTAGTGCTATTACACTTACTGCTGTGTCAGCGATTGCACCTGACCATTTCTTTATTGTTGCTAAGATTTCCATTATCTGGAGTCTCCTTTATAACCAACACTACGTTTCCGCAATGGGTAAGATATTTAAGGATATCCTGCAGGTCAAACACTAGTACTTAATGTTTAGGTAGACGAGATATATAGCGTCTTAGAAGAAAGGCAGACCCGACTTCTTGGTAGTTTCCATATTGTCTTTGATGATCTTATTGATCAAGATCTGATCAGTGCGTGACAGCATCATACCATCACTGTAGCTGATACTACCGCGCATGTACCAACATATTCGTAACACGTCATCTCGCATGGCTTTTGTCTCTTTGTCCATCTGGTCTAACCAAGTGACGATGTCTTCGTTAGAAAGTGCCAAAAGCCTTATTCGAAAAAATTTGACTGGTTAAACTCCATGGTGATCTTGTATTCTTTCTGACATCCTTCGCAGGTCACCGGAGCTGGTTCTAAGGCATTGGATTTTAATAAATCCATGACCAATTCTCTGATACCCTCGTAGGTTTTGCGATCCGCATGCACTAGGAAATCTTTGATTAATTCTTTTTCCTTGACCACAGTACCATCTTCAGTAGTTACCGATTTGATGCAGGCTACCAAGGTACTGATGTTGAGATCGGTGAGTTTATCGAAGCTGGTCTGGAACTGTGCTACTTTGTCTTCCTGCGACAGCTCGCTGTTGCTGACCACGCTGACCAATTTCTGTTGTTCGAACGTTATCATGCTGGCCAGATTGAGATCCTTGAATGTCTGTGGTTGGATGTCAAATACCAATCTACCCAAGAATGTCTGCGGCGGCATCTCCTTGACCACTGTGATATTATCTAGCAGCACACGCAGATCGATGGTGTGTTCATTTTCGTGATCGCAGTGGCTGCACTTGCTAGTCATATCCATGCCCTCTCCATAGCTGGCTAGGCGTATGGCTATTAGGATGGCATCCATGTCGATCATTGGTATGACCCATGGATCTTTGATGCTAGGGCAGCAGCTCTGTATCATTTCTGCTAGGCTAGATCCGTTCATCAGCGCATCTGGTGTTTTTAGCAGGATTTCGTCTTTGACTGTCATGGGATATACGGGAATATCTCCGGTAACTCCTAGATCTAGAGTGCCCTCAGGATAAAATCTGCCCCCGCTGGGTAATTTTAAGTAGATCGCTGGTTGCCTGAAGTGTTTGGCAAGCGGATTATTGGCTATCGATTGTTCCATTGGTTTTTGAACTCCATAAATAAGTATAGTACCATAATATTTATAGTGGAAAATCATGGCCGTAACAATTAATATACCCGGAGTTGGTGACGTAACTGCTGATAACTTTGCCCAGGAAGATACCCTGCAGAAACTGCTGGCTGCTATGAGCAAGAGCGAGCGGTCTAAACGCAAGGAAGAAACAGACAGGATAGCTCAGGAAAAGAAAATAGCTGATCTCAAGAAGAAAGAAGAAGAACAGCTCAAAAAGTCAGGTAAACAAACAGAAAAGGCCAGCAGTGAGATGGACAAACTCATAACCGGCTATAAGAAAGGTCGCACGGCCTTAGATGAATTCAGTGATGATATGTCTAAGGTAGGTGATGGCATTTCTGATACTTTTGCTAACCTCACGGTGACCGTGGGGGCACTGGCAGGCAAGTTCATAAAAAATTATGATACCATGGCTGCGGAACCAATCAAAGCCGGTGCGGGCATATTAGACATGCTGAATAATGTAGCCGCCCAGGTAGCACATATTTTCGTAGATGTTGGTGTTGCCCTAGGTAAAGCAGCTGTGGGTTGGGTACCATTCATTGGTGCTGGTTTAGCTGACGCTGTACAGGGACTAGGTGATGTAGGCAACACTGTCATTGATGTGATGAATCAGGTATTCAGCACGGTTAATCAGATCCTAGAAAAAGAATTCCAAAAACGTGCTGATCAACTATTTTCATTTATGAGTGCAGGCGGTAGCTTTGCTGGTGGGATCAGTGAAATGGGACAGCTAGCCAATCAATCGGGCATAGGCATAGCAATGTTTACCAAATCAGTTGTAGAGGCGAGACCATCTATCATCGCTATGGGCCTATCAGTTGGTGACGCTACTAAACTATTGTCAAGGAGCATGGCAGCTCTTGGCACCACTGTGGGAAGAAGTGGCAAGGTAGTGCGTGACGAATTACTTGCACTAGGCTATAATTACGAACAACAAGGCATAGTCTTAGCACAATACATGGCACAGCTCAAGGCCACTGGAGTAAATCTAGCAGCCGTAGCACCTAGCCAATTGGCTACCCAGACTGCAACCTATGCCAAACATCTAAAGGTCATCAGTGACATAACTGGACAGGATGCGGCTAGATTGATGGATCAGGCACGTGCCGAAGTACAACGTGGTGCACTGATGAATAGCCTAACAGCTGCCCAGGCTAGAGCATTCCAAGATGCTTATGCTACACTAGCAGCTATGCCAGGAGAGCAAGCACCAAAATTACAAGCAGCCTTAGCACAATTATTAGCTGGCGGAGTAGTCACTGATCCGGTAATAGCCAGCAATAAGATTATCATGGACATGTTGAGGACCACGGCCGGACAAGTAAGCTCAGCCAATGTCAACATGGTCACTGCTACACAGCGAAATCTAGGTCAAGCGGCAGAAGCCTATAGGAATGCAGGTGAAAGTGCTACTGACTTTGCTACATTGATGAATCCCAGTGGCACTAGTGCTGTGGCACAAGGTATGAGCCAATTTGGTAATGCCTTAAGACAATATCGATACGATCCATCGGCCGCCGAATCAAGCATGATAGCCGCAGAAGGACAAGCCAGTGCTAGTGATAGTTTAACTGGTGCTTATGTGAGCCTGACCAAAACCATGACTGATTTCCAAAATTCTATGGAAAGTCTTGCAGGTGAAGCATTACCGACCTATGCGAATGTCATGGCAACAGCGGCAGCTAAAACAGCAGGAGTAGTCACCACAGGAATCCAATTGGTATTAGGTCAGATTGGCATGCTAGATGCTGTGGCCAAAATCACCGGAATCGATCTAAGAAAGATTCCAGGATTTAGTGCGGTATTTGGTGGCACAGCACCAAAAGCTTCGGATGTGAAAAATACAGGATCTGGTGCTGGAGCAAGTCTGGCAGAAGCTCAAAGCTCATCAGTTCAGGCACCAACACAAGGTAAAACAGGATCATTAGAAGGGTCATATGCACCACCAAGTGCAGCAGAAGGCGGTATATTATCTGGATCTACAGCAGGATTCGCTGCGACCTTGCATGGCACAGAAGCAGTAGTACCTCTACCAGATGGCAAAACCATTCCAGTAGAAGTTAAGGATACTTCTGAAGGTATGTCAAGTGTATCTATCAATGAACTAGTCAATGAAGTCAAACGTGGCAATCAAATGACCTACGCTGGCTTACAAGATTTGGTTAGAGCAATGAAAGACAATAATTCCCTAACTTCAGGAATTTTACAGCATACTATGTAAGCTGATAAATACTGCATCTAGAGGAATTTAATATGGCATGGAAAAAGTATTTCAAGACCGCTAATACCAGCGGAATGATGAGTCCAATCAGTGGAGGCGGCAGCAACATGCCTGACACGGGCTATCGTAACTTTGCTAGCCAATTACCAGAAGTCTACATCGGACATCCAAATCGCACAGAACGTTACAATCAATATGAACAGATGGACATGGACAGCGAAGTTAACGCGGCCCTGGACATCCTAGCTGAGTTCATGACACAAACTAACACCGAAAACGGTACGGGATTTGATCTATTCTTCAAAGAAGACCCCACAGACAACGAAGTCAACATACTCAAAGACCAACTACAACAATGGGTCAGCTTAAACGATCTAAACAAGCGTCTATTTAGATTAGTGCGCAACACAATCAAGTACGGTGATCAGGTATTTCTGCGTGATCCAGAAACATTCAAATTATACTATACAGAAATGTTCAAGGTAGTCAAGGTCATCGTCAATGAATCTGAGGGTAAAGAACCCGAGCAGTATGTGATCAAAGACCTAAACATCAACTTCCAAAATCTAACAGCCACAGCATTAAGTTCAAGCGATACGTTCATCAATCATCCACAGGTAGGTGGACCTCAAGGTAGTTATGTACAACCACAGACACCCTACAGCGGTGGGTCCCGATTCAGCCATGCGCAAAACGAAGCTGTACTGGATGCAGAACACGTAGTGCATATCAGCCTTACAGAAGGCCTAGATCTAAATTGGCCATTTGGTACCAGTGTGCTAGAAAGCATATTCAAGATATTCAAACAGAAAGAGCTATTGGAAGACGCTATCATCATCTATCGCATACAGCGTGCTCCAGAACGTCGCGTGTTTAAGATCGACGTAGGTAACATGCCTACACACATGGCTATGGCCTATGTTGATCGTGTTAAAAACGAAATCCACCAACGCCGTATTCCTACACAGACTGGTGGTGGACAAAACATGATGGATGCTACATATAATCCATTATCAACTAACGAAGACTATTTCTTCCCTGTAACAGCAGACGGACGTGGTAGTAGCGTAGACGTATTTCCGGGTGGACAAAATCTAGGTGAAATCACAGATTTGCGTTACTTTACTAACAAGATGTTCCGTGGTCTACGTATCCCTAGTAGCTATTTGCCTACAGGTGTTGATGAAGGTGAGCGCACTTATACCGATGGCAAAACCACCACAGCACTGATCCAAGAATGGCGCTTTAACCAGTACTGCATACGTCTGCAGAACATGATAGTGGACAAACTAGATCAAGAATTTAAGATGTTTATGCGCTGGAGAGGCATCAATATAGACAACAATCTATTTGATCTACGCTTCAACGAGCCACAGAACTTTGCCAAGTATCGACAGGCAGAAGTCGATGCTACCCGCATCCAAACATTCACAGCACTTGAACCAATTCCATATCTCAGCAAACGCTTCCTGCTAGAACGATACCTAGATCTCAGTGAAGAAGAAATGACCCGCAATGATGAACTATGGGCACAGGAAAATGGTACGATTGAAGACACAGAGGTCCCAGATGCAGGCTTGCGTGCGGTTGGAGTTACTAATGCTGGTATACAGCAGGATCTTGATGCTGTAGCGCCTCCTGCAGATCTAGGAGTCGAAGCTGGAGCAGTACCTGGTGCAGGCCCTGAAAGTGTTGGAGCTCCTGCTAGCCAACCTGCTGGCGCTGGTGTACCTGCTGGTGGATTAGGTTTATAGGCTTTTTGGTAAATACTCTTATGAACCTACTGGAAATTTTTAAACCTGAGTCCAAAGGCTACAGCACTGAAAAAGACGATAATACCGCTCTTAAACTCAGTGATCTGCGCAAGACCAAACTGACTATCAAACAGCTAAATCGTTTGAGAATCATGAATGATGTGCGCAAACTCGAGCACGAAAAGAAAGTCAGCACGGTACAACAACAATACAAAGCTCCCGCAGCAGAAGCTCCGGCGATGTAATTATCTGTCAAAACGATTCAAAAACATAGCATTTAACCCCATTTTTCTATAAATTTTGTAAATATATAAACATAATACATTTCAATTGAGTATTAGTCCGGATTAATATTAATTTTTTAAGGAGTTCATAATGAACAACAAATACGAACAATTAGTCGAATTCATCATCAACGATGAAACAGACAAAGCTCGTGAACTTTTCCATCAGATCGTAGTAGAAAAATCACGTGACATCTATGAAAGCCTAGTATCTGAAGAAGATCTAGATGAAACAATGGGCGGCAATGAAGTTGAAGATCTAGTAGACGAAGTTAGCCTAGACGAAGAAGGCATCAGTGAAGAAGAAGAAGAAGGCGAAGAATTTGGCGCTGAAGAAGAATCTGGTGCTGACGATCATCATGCTGACGTTGGCGGTGAAGAAGAATTAGAAGATCGCGTGGTTGACTTAGAGTCAGCACTAGACGAACTTAAAGCTGAATTTGACGCATTGATGGCTGGTGAAGATCACGGTAATGAAGATATGCACGGTGACGATGACGGTGATGTAGAAGTTAGCGATGAAGAAGAACAAAGCGAATTCTACGAAGCTGAAGACAAAGAAGAAGACGAAGAAGCTGAAGAAGTTGACGAAACAATCGTTCGCGAATACGTTGAAAAAGTAGCAACTCCTGCTAATGCAGAAGGTGCAGCAGTTGGTACAGGTAAAAGTGTAGCAGTCAACAAGAAATCAACAGTAGCTGGTAAGAACGACATGGGTGGCAAGGCAGTTAACGTAACAGCTGGTGGTACAGCTAATCAAGACGGAAACAGTCCTGCAGCTAGCGAAAAACCAAAAGGTGATTTGGTAAGCAATCCATTAAACAAACCAGGTGCTAATGCTGGTAAAGCATTTGCTAAAAAAGAAACAGCAGTTAATAAAGAAGAAGGCGCTGTTAATAAAACAGCAACAGTAGCAAAATAATTAGGAAAATATAATGGCATTTTATCTTAAAGAGAACTTGACATTTGACGCAGCTCGCATGGAAGTTATCACTGAAGGCGCGGCTGACGGCAAAGGTAAGAATCTTTACATGAAAGGTATATTCATCCAAGGTGGCGTTAAAAACCACAATGAGCGTGTATATCCTGTAAATGAGATTGAAAAAGCCGTTTCTAGTCTAAATGAACAGATCAAGGGTGGCTACAGCGTCTTAGGCGAAGTTGATCACCCTGATGATTTGAAAATTAACCTAGATCGCGTCAGCCACATGATTATCGACATGTGGATGGATGGTCCTAATGGTTTTGGTAAATTAAAGATTCTTCCTACTCCAATGGGTCAGTTAGTATCGACCATGTTGGAATCAGGAGTAAAACTTGGTGTTTCATCTCGTGGTAGCGGTAACGTGAACGAGGGAGACGGCAAAGTAAGTGACTTCGAAATAGTCACAGTAGATGTAGTTGCGCAACCAAGCGCACCAAATGCGTATCCAACAGCGATTTACGAAGGACTGATGAATATGCGTGGTGGCAGCAAGGTATTCGAAATGGCAAAAGAGGCCAGCGCAGATCAAAAAGTACAGAAATATCTAAGAGAAGCCGTAAAAGGTCTTATCAAAGATCTTAAAATTAAATAGGAGATCGTAATGTTAGATGCTATCAAACCATTGTTAGATAGTGGTATCATTAACGAAGAAACCCAAACAGCGTTAAACGAAGCTTGGGAATCTAAGTTAAATGAAGCACGTGAAACGATTCGCGCTGAATTGCGTGAAGAATTCGCTGGCCGCTATGAGCACGACAAAAATGTAATGGTTGAAGCTCTAGACAAGATGGTTACTGAAAGTCTCACCTCTGAACTCAAAGAGTTCGCAGAAG